CAACCCCGACAACCCGCCTCTGAGCGGGTTTTTTATTGCCCAAAAGACCCCCGACGAGGAACACAAATGAGCATTCTTTCCCAAGGCACGCAGGTTTACTTCAAGGACCCGGAGGACGGCTCCATCGTTGCGGTCGAGTGCGTTACTGCATTCAACCCGGGCGGTGCGCCGGCCGACCAGATTGAGGACACCTGTCTTGAGTCTAATGTGCGGACCTACAAGCGCGGTTTGCGCACGCCTGGCCAGGCATCGCTGACCATCAACGCCGACCCGCGCAACGCTTCGCACATTCGCCTCCACGAGCTGAGCGAAGACGACACTATCGAAACCATCGACTGGTTCGTTGGCTGGTCTGATGGCACAGATGCTCCGACCGTGGCTGGCGACACTGTCACGCTGCCAACCACGCGCACCTGGTTCACCTTCCAGGGCTACGTCAGTGACTTCCCGATGGATTTCGCCTCGAACTCGGTAGTAACTACTGCCGCCACCATTCAGCGCAGCGGCGGTTCCGCCTGGATCAAGAAAGTATGAAGCTGAGCATTGAGGCGCTGAAGAAGGCCGGCGCGTTCTCCGGTGACCTGGTGAAGCGTACTGTCAGCTGGAGCCAGAACGGCGAGGACTTCGAGGCGGAAGTGTTCATCCGGCCGCTGTCCTACAAGGCCGTTGAGGATGTGAAAGCGGGCGAGGCCACCAGCGCCAAGCGCATCGCCGATCACATCCGCAATGAGGACGGGTCCGCCGTCTTCACAGTCGAGGACATTACCGGCGAGGCAGATCCGGAGCGCGGCCCACTTGGGCTGTCGTTGTCCAGTGCGCTGATGATGGCCATCAACGAAGTGACGTTCGGCGGAAAAAAGAAGAAGAGCTGACCGCCGAAGAAGAGGTTTGGCATGAACTGGTCCTGTCCGGGGTAGGCGGCAGGACCATTGCCGAAGCTCGGGAGCGGATCAGCTATCCGGAATTCCTGTCCTGGCTGAAATACCGGGCGAAACGCGGGTCGCTGAATGTCGGTATGAGGGTAGAGCGTGGAACGGCGCTTCTGGCATCTCTGTACGTCAACGCGCACCGCGGCAAGGATACCCAGCCAGCCCAGCTGTGGGATTTTGCGCCGCACCACGACCAGCCCGTCGTTTCGCTTGATGAGGCAATGGAGAGGTGGGCTTAATCCATGGTAGATTCGGGCTTTCCCCGGAGAATCCCATGAAAGGAATCTTACTTTCCGCGCTTCTAATCATCTTCTTGGCTGGATGTGTGAGCGGCCAGCGATTCACGCAGCAGCAGGTGGATCAGATCAAGGTCGGAGTTACCACTGAGAAGGACCTACTGAACATTTTCGGCGCCCCGATGGCCTTCAACGCCCAGTCTGATGGCAGTAAGACCCTCGTTTGGACTTGGTCGTATGCCTCACTAGGTGGCGTTCGGTCTGGTTCTAAGATGCTGAGCGTCACACTGGGGCCAGATGGCAAGGCTAAAGACTACGGCGTTTCCAGCTACGCATCACCTGGCTTTCGTTAAGCCTGGCATCTAGCTAACACAACCCGCTTCGGCGGGTTTTTTATTGCCTGGAGAAAATGAATGGCAGCCAATCTAGGCACGCTCACGCTCGACTTGATCGCCAAGATTGGCGGATTCACCGGGCCGATGGATCAGGCTGCCCGTCATTCTCAGAAGCGCGCAAAAGAGATCGAAAAGTCGATGGCCAATGCCGCCGACGCGATCAAGACCGTTGTTGGTGCGCTGGCTGTGGGCGTTTCGTTCACGCAGATTATCCGTGCCACGGCCGACTTCCAGAACGAGCAAGCCCAGCTTGCGGCCGTCCTGAGGTCGACCGGTGAGGCCGCCGGCTTCAGCCAGGGCAAGCTGAATGAGATGGCCGATGCTCTAAGTCGCACGAGCATCCTGTCGGCTGGGGAAATCAACCAGGCGCAAACCACGTTGCTTGCGTTCACCGGTATCGTTGGCGAGGAATTCCCGCGCGCCCTTCAAGCTGCCATTGATATGGCGTCGCGCACTGGCATGTCAGTCGTGTCGGCGTCGGAGACGATTGGTCGAGCACTCGACATCCCGTCAAAGGGGCTGGCGGCACTGAGCAAACAAGGCTTCCGCTTCTCGGAGGACCAGAAGAAGCTCGCTGAGTACCTAGAATCAACAGGTCGCACCGCAGAAGCGCAGGCGATGATCCTGGCGGCGCTTGAGGAGTCTTACGGAGGTGCAGCACAGGCGGCGCGCGACACGCTAGGCGGCGCACTGACTGCGCTAAGCAACGGCTTCACCGATCTGCTTACGGGTGAAAGCGGAGTTGAGGACGCCACCCGAGCAATCAATAGCCTTACCGATACGCTCAGTGACCCTCGTATCAAAGAGGCGTTTTCGGTAATCGTTGCCGGCGTGTTTGGAGTGACCGAGGCTGTCGCCAAGGCTCTCCCCTATGTTGTCGACTTTACGAAGTGGGCTGCGGAAGAGCTTGCCGTGATCGCTGGCGGTATAGGTCTGCATGACCTAGATCGGCTGGAGGAAAAAGCGAGCAAGCTGCAGTCGCTGCTGGCCACGATGGAATCGCGTGGCGAGACGGGTTATGCAATCTACTCAAGCGCGAAGGCCGATTACGAGAAAGTCAAAGCGCAGCTTGACCAAGCCTATGCGCTTGCAGAAATGGCCGACAATCTCGGTTCTGGCAAGGGAAAAGAGGCCCCGAAGCTGAACCAGCAAGCGCTGCTGAAGGAGGCCGAGGCCGCTCGAGAAAGCGCAAAAGCGCAAGAAGACGCAATCAAAGCTCGCGCCAAGGCTAGCGAGGCGATAGACAGGCAAGTCGCAGCGCTCCAGCTGCAGGCCGACACGGTCGCCATGTCTTCCGAGCAAGCGACGCTGTACAAGCTTCGTGTAGAAGGCGCAACTGAAGCTCAGCTTGCCAATGCTGAGGCTGCCCTGTCGGCGGTTTCGGCCTACAAGGAGCAAGCGAAGGCCATCAAGGATCTGAACGACGCTCAGGAGCAAACCAACAAGGAAGCGGTGTCGATCATCGACTCGCTGCGCACCGAAGAAGAGGCAATCCGGGAGTCCTACGAGCGCCGCCGGCAGATCATCATGGATGCCACTCTGCTAACGGCAGAGGAGCGCAACGAGGCGCTGCTCAGGCTTGAGCAGGAACACAACGAGCAGATGATCGAGGTCAATGGCTCCTATTGGGAGCGATACCTGGCAGCTGCCGAAGAAAACCTGCAGTCCTTCGATGAGTTGTCCGGCGTGATGCTGGAGAACTTCACCGGGCGGTTCGGAGATGCATTCGAGTCAATGGTTTTCGACTCGCAAAGCCTTGGCGATGCAGTGTCAAATCTGGCCGAGGGCATGGCGCGGTCTGTCGTAAATGCTCTTGGACAGATGGCCGCTCAGTGGCTGGCATACCAGGCGGTTCAGCTCCTCGTTGGGAAGACGACGCAGGCCTCAGCTGCTTCGACGATGACCTTCAACGCACTGGCTTCGCAGCAGATGGCTGCAATCAACGCCTTTGCGTCTACCGCAGCGATCCCAATTGTCGGCCCATTCATGGCGCCGGCTGCTGCTGCTACGGCCATCGCAGCAACTACCCCGATGGTCGGCGCTGTTGCCTCGCTGTCGCTAGCCGGTATGGCGCACGAGGGTATCGACGCGATCCCGGAAACCGGTACTTGGTTGCTGGAGAAAGGCGAGCGAGTCACTACTGCTGAGACAAGCGCGAAGCTCGACAAGACCCTTGACGACATCCAGAAGGGTGGCGCTGGCGCTCCAGTCGTCAACCTCTACGAGGACGCCAGCAAAGCCGGAACGGTGAATAACCGTCAGGAGAACGGGCAGAACGTCATCGACATCTTCGTGAGCAACATCATGAGCGACGGCAAAGCGCAGCAAGCCATCAGCCGGAAATTCGGAATCCAAGGGGTAGGGCAATGATCGAGTATCCGCGCGAATATTTGCCCCTTCCGCTGCGCGAAGGCTATGCATTTCAGGCCGTGAGTCCCATGGTTCGCACGGAGATGCAGAGTGGGCGGGCTAGGCAGCGGCGCCGGTTTACATCGGTGCCAACGATGGCCTCGGTCGCTTGGATATTCGATGACGTTCAGGCGCAGCTGTTCGAGGCATGGTTCGAGGATGCGCTGAAGTCTGGCTCGGAGTGGTTCAACTGTCCACTGAAGACGCCAGAGGGTGGCATCCAGAACTACGCCGCGCGTTTCACAGACATCTACCAAGGCCCGGCTCTTGTCGGCAAAAGCCACTGGCGCTTTACCGCTGAGCTGGAGCTGCGCGAGCGTCCGATCCTGCCTCCAGGCTGGGGAAACTTCCCCGGCTTTATCGCTCAACAAAGCATCATCGACATTGCACTTAACCGGAAGTGGCCAGAAGCATGACCATCCTCGAGCAAGTCTATGCATCGGGCGGCGACGTGATCATCCATACGCTGGAGATCACGTGCGCTGCCTGGGCTGATCCGATCCTGCTGTGCGAGGGGTTCGAGAATCAGTCAGTGATCGATGAGAACGGGCGCCCGCTGACCTTTGAGGCCGCTGCATTCCAGCTCGCCGAGCCTGAGCGGAGCAACCGAGGAAGCCAGACGCTGGATTTTGCTGTCGATGGCGTCATGGGCGAGGCGCAGAAGCGGATCGACGCGGCTCTGGAGGCAGAGGAGCGAATCACGCTCATCTACCGCAAGTTCCTCGCCAGCAACCTGTCTGAGCCGGCCGAGCGCCCGTATCGCATGACCATCCTTGGCGGCGAGATGAATGGCTCGACGATCCAGCTGCAGGCTGGGTTCTTCGACCTGATCAACCGGCAGTGGCCGCGCGACGTTTACTCCACGACGTTCTCCCCTGGCCTGAGATACCTCTGATGCTTGAGCAATACCTATTCGCCCGTTACGTGGACGGCGGGCGAGGCGAGGTCGTGGGCGGCGTTCGGGAATTTGACTGTTGGGGGCTCTCATGCGCGGTTCGTCAGGAAGTGCTCGGCCTGCCACCGTTGCCCGATGCCGGCGTGATCAGTCGTCACCGGCTGCGCGAGTCGGCCAAAAGCTACCGGGTCTACGCCGATCTTCTGCCGGAAGGGCCGCCAATGCCAGGCGCTCTGGCCGCCGTTATGAGTGGCGAGCTGTGCACCCACGTCGGCGTCGTCCTTGAACTGGACGGGATGCTGGCAGTGCTTGAGATCAACCCGAAAACCGGCTGCCGCTGGCAGCGCATCGCCGACTTCGAGCGCACCTACTACCGAGTGAAATACCATGCCGATCGAGATTTACGCGAGCAAGTTTGCGGCAGAGCCGGCTGAGCGCCACGAAACCAAAGATCGGATGACTGTAGCCGCCTGGCTGCGCGCCAACGTGCCTGGCTTCGAAATTCGCGACAAGGCGCCGATCAGCGTAACCATTAACGGTAACGTAGCTGAGCCGGAGTCGTGGGATGACGTGGAGTTCGGTCCTTCCGATATCGTTTCGATCTGCGTCGAGCCGAAGGGTAACGCCCTTGAAACAATCTTCCGCCCTGGCCCGCTCGCTAAGCTCTTCGGCTTGGGCAATCCATTTGCCCAGCCGAAGTTGCCTACGACTGGCAATGGGCCTGGGAAAGGTCGCGACATTGAACTGGCCGCCGTCAAGGGCAACCAGGTCGCGCTAAATGCGGTGATTCCTGAGATCGCTGGCCGAGTGAAGCGCTACCCAGATTATCTGCTTCCTGCGCATCGATATTTTGGCTCCCCCAGAGAGCAGTGGATCGAGATGCTGCTGTGCGTCGGTAAGGGCGAGTACGATATTCCAGCAAGCCGAATTCTTGTCGGCGATACACCGATCATCTCTCTTGGGCAAGACGCCTCATATACGATTTACGGACCAGGGGCTGATCTTTCTGCCGAGCCAATTGCGCAATGGTGGCATAGCGCTCCAGAGATTGGTGCAACCTCAGGCGGCACGGCCGGCCTTGAGCTGACCACTACCACAGCGCTTGACCCTGTGGCTCGTGCATCCTCCTACATTTTCAGCGGAGACACGGTAACCATCGTTCAGGGCGCAGGCTTGTTCCCTTCTGGATGGGCGGCCGGGATGATCGCTCGCATTGTTGTCCCATATCCGTACACCGTCGACGACGGAGTTGGGCAGGGCGAGCGCGACATTATCCGTGGCGACATAGCGCAATTAGGCCTCGCTGCCGGCGATCTAATCGAAATAGCCGGTGATAATGCTGGCAACTACATAGTGCATGCCGTGGATTCCTCATCTGGCACCATGACGCTAAATTACGCTGACGGAAGTCCTGCGAGCGCGCTTGTAGTCGGCGCAGTTAAGATGTCAATCGCGCCGCGAGGGCTAAAGTATCGGCTGACCTCAGCAAGCGGCTCTATGCTGTCAGTTTCGCGCTTGACGGCTTCTGGATCGGATGACGCTACTTGGCCAGGCTTCAGCGACATTACATCAGATAGCGCACTTATCGTGCTTGATCAGTCAACACAGGAAGGCGACTGGACTGGACCTTTTGCGGCTTGTCCTGAGGGTGAAGTGACCAGTTCTATCGAGTGGGACGTGTTCTTCCCTGCGGGCCTCATATATATCGGACCTGACGGATGGATCGCGCCTAGCTGGAGCGCCACCGTTGAACTCCAGTATCGCGACATAACAACGGCCGGTGCATGGACCAGCGTAGTGCGGACATACTCAAACCGCACGACAGACCAGATCGGCTACACGGAAAGACTGACATTTTCTTCGGCGATCCGGCCGGAGGTAAGGATGCGTCGGATTGGCGCAAAGTCCAAGGAGTCCAGCACGCAAGATGGCGTGCAGTGGTTTGGTCTGCGGTCGCGCCTGAACGCGCCGACCAGCTACGAAGGCGTCACAGCGATTGCTGTCAAGCTGCGCGGAGGCGAGCGGCTAGCAACGCAATCGGAGACCCTGTTCTCTGTCATCGCCACCAGAAAACTTCCTGTGAGATCTGCCGGCGCTTGGACGAGCCCGGTGGCGACAAGGGACATAGCCCCGTGGGTGGCTCATGTGGCGAAGTCGATCGGGTACACGGACGATGACCTCGATCTCAATGAGCTAGACAGGCTGGATGCTATATGGAAAGCGCGAGGCGACGCATACGATCGGGTCGTAGATTCTGCATCTACCGTCAAGCAGTCATTGCTTGATGCACTGACAGCAGGGTTTGCCGAGTTCACTATCGACCGCGGGCTGATTAGACCTGTGCGAGACGAGCCGCGCACGGTCATGGAGCATCCATACACGCCCCAGAACATGACCAAGCCTCTTACCAGGCAGTTCTCTGCGCTAAAGCCGGACGACTTCGACGGGGTTGACGTTGAGTACGTCGACAACCGCACCTGGCAGAAGGAAACGGTTCAGTGCCGCTTGCCGGGTGACGCAGGTTTGCGCGTCGAGAAGCTGAAGCTGGAAGGCGTGACCGGAAAGACCCAAGCTTGGCGGATCGGGATGCGCCGCCGGATGGAACAGAAATACCGGCGCTGGTCGTACAGTTTCGGGACCGAGCTAGATGCGCTGATCAGCCGCTATCTCAGCTACGTCCCGCTGCAGGACGACGTGCCCGGCTACGGCCAGAGCGCGCTGATGCTCAGTTACGACAGCGGCATCATCGAGTCATCCGAGCCCTTCGACTGGTCGGCTGGTGGCGCGCATGTGGTTGGTATTCGCCGGCCAGATGGCACGCTATCCGGGCCATACGCCGCGACGCGCATCGACGATTATCGGCTGTCCATCAGCGGCCTGGACTTCGCGCCAGATACGTCGTGGAGCATCGAGCCGCCGCACTTGCTGTTCGGCCCGGTCAACCGCTGGAGCTATCCGGCACTGATCACGTCGATCAACCCGAGCGGGACTGAAGGAGCATCTGTCGAGGCGGTGAACTACGACCCGCGCGTCTACAGCTACGACAACGCCACCCCGCCAGCCTAACAACTAGCCAACATACCAGACACGGCCCGCAAGGACGCCGTGCGGATTTGCACGCCTGGAGTAAACGCATGACTTTCAATACCGGAAACCCTGTTGGCTCGACCGACGCGCGGGATCTGTACGAAAACGCGCAGAACCTGGATAAGTTCGTCAATGGGGTAGAGCTGGAATATTCAGACCGCCTTGGCGTTCCGCGTAAAAGCCTGGCAGGCATCCGAGCAGAGGTAACCGAGGCTCTGTCCCGCCTCGGCTATCAGGTCATCGGAGATTATGCCGCCGGCCTCGTCGTGCAGAACTACGGCCAGGTCTTTCGCAAAGATGGTGAGTTTTACCGGGCTAAAGCCGGGACCACGCTTCCATATCCTCTGAATGGCGACTGGGCAGTGGACGCTCCGAAATTCGTGTCGGTTGGGGATGCAGTGCTGCGGCAGGAGTTGGCAAACGGGACGCCGTACCTGGTTGACTCTTTTGTCGTAGGGGAATCGTTCCTATCTGTCGCAACCATCGCTGCGCTTCGTGACGCTGTTGGGCGCTACGACGGTGATCAAGCCTTCCTGCTTGGTCATACGCAGCCTGGGTATGGTTCTGGCCCTTGGCGGTGGGACGCATCGAGTGTTGCCGCAGACAACAACGGGACAATAGTCGGATCAGGCGCTGGGCGGTGGGTTAGGCAGACGCAGATTCCGTGCTCATACGATTTTGGCGCATTGCCTGGCGTTGACGCTACGGCAGCAACAAACGCGATGCTATCCAGTCTGAGTACGTTCGCCACCTGCCGTATCAATGCGGGTCTGACGCATAACGGAACTGTCAATATCGTTCGAGACGGCACCTGCATCGTTGGCGACGGAAAGTATTCGGCGCGCGTGAAATTCCTGCACCCGACCAAATCAATCAGTGTTCAGGCGGAATATGTCCACCTTGAGCGCGGTGGATGGATTGGTCCAGTGCTCGGCACGTTTGGCTCCGGGCATGTGCTTTTTTCTGACGATCGCACGACGGGGACTGCTGACTTCGATCTTGATATCGAAAGCAGTTTCGTCGGTATGTGCGGCAAGCTCGTGGTATCAAAGGGTCGCGGCGTCAAGATCAAGGA